GCTAGTTTAATTGGAGTGGAAGATGTTGCTTATCAGCAGACATTGCTATTCTGGTTTAATAAATATCTCGACGAATGGAAGATTAAAGATATCGAGATCGTGCCGCTCCGGCCAAAAAATCGCACTAAAGAAACACGTATTAGACTCTTTGTCGCAGAACTTTACGCAGGAAATTATTACCTTTGTGAGTCCGTCAAGGCCACCTATGTTTGGCAGGCCATGAAATACAAGATCGGCAAAAAAGACAATAAAGATGATATTTTAGACGCAGTGGCTTATGGTCTAGATGTTCGTAATGAATATTGGCATTTAGTGAAGAACATGAAAATAGCTGGCAGATGGCTAGTCAGTGATGCTTCAGTAGTCGGCAACAACACCCCCTTCTAGGATTTAATAATGGCAACTCGAACCCCTACCGCAGACGAAAAGTTAGTGGACAAAATTGTGCGACTTAGTGCTGAATCACAGCGCAGGCTAGTCACCTATGCTATGAGCATCTTAGAGAAGAATAAACAATTCCAGGATCTTCGGCGAAAAATGGATAACATTGATGTAGCCTATGCACGCTATCAAGAATCTGTAGAACAAGCCGAAGCATCCGATGGTGTAGATGTGCGTGCTGGAAATATTGGCTGCGATGTCTTTGCGAACGATAATGTTGTTCCTCCAATTGTAGTCTCTCAAGTTGATTCGTACGTTGCATATCTCGCAGAAGTTTTTCTTAGTGGTCAACCTTTATTCCCTATTGTCTCTAATCCAATCAAGCGCAGGGCCGCTGAGACTTTAGAGGCTTTAATGGATGATCATGCCATTATCGGCGGTTATGCACGCCAGCTTCTTCTATTCCTTCGTGATGGCTGCAAATATAACTTCTCAGCGCTAGAAGTAGATTGGGATTCTATTGACCAATTCTCTGTTCTAAATGATATTACACGTGAGGCGGGTCAAAGTATCCAACGTAAGCCGAAGAAATTCACTCGTGTTCTTCGTCTCAATCCACGTAATGTGGTGTGGGACTGGAGTTTAGCTCCTGGAGACGTAGCTGAGCATGGAGACTATGCTGGGCATATTAGTCAAATGTCACGCACTAAGCTAAAGCGTCAATTAAATAAGTGGAGTATAGAGCACAAAGCTTATAACATTGAGAAAGCGATGCTTAGTGGTAGCTCTGTAAGCCCGGACGGGTCTGGCAATTACTATCCTGATCCTACTATCAGCGATTATCAAGTTAATTCTACCAAAGGCCGCAACGCTGCGCCTAATTGGGATTATTGGTTTGAGCCGAGCAAGAGCAGTGGAAGGCGTGGCCCTCCTGTTTTAGATACTATGTACGAAAAATTTGTATTGTACGCTCGTATTATGCCAGCTGAGTTTGGTATTGCCGCACCGCAACCGAATACTCCTCAAATCTGGAAGCTTATTTTTATCAACGGGAATGTTCTCGTCTACGCTGAGCGTATTATTTCAGCTTATGATTATTTACCAGTTCTTTTCGGCCAACCCTTAGAAGACGGATTGAACTATCAGACGCAGTCTATTGCAGAGGGCGAGATTCCTTTTCAGACAGCAGCACAAACACTATTTAATATTCGTTTTGCTGCTGCACGTCGAGCTGTATCAGATCGGGCCCTTTATATCCCAGATATGATTAAGCCGTCTGATATTAATAGCAAGCACCCAGCCCCTAAAATTCCTGTTTCTATCACGGCTCTCTCTCAAAAGAGTATCGATGATGCTTATAAACAGATTCCTTTTGATATGCGAGGAACTGAAACTACTATTCAGGATGCCTCGTTAATTGTCCAATTCTCTAAAGAACTTCACGGCGTTAATAGCCCACGTCAGGGACAGTTCCAGAAAGGCAATAAGAGCGTTCAAGAATGGACTGATACGATGGGAGGTTCTGATGGTCGGATGCGCTTACCAGCTTTAGTTTTAGAACATCAAGTGTTCTCTCCGTTAAAGAGCATGATCTCTTTGAATATTTTGCAATACGGAGAAGATGGACATGTTGTTTCTCATTTGACGGGCAATGAACTAGAATTCAAGATTTCAGAACTCCGTGCTGCTAATCTTAGTTTCAAGGTGGCAGATGGTTATACTCCTAAAAGTAAGCTAGCTTCTACTGATATTATTATGGCCGGCATGAATCTTATCATGAATTCTCCTATGCTTCAACAAGCTTATGGTCAAAGTTTGCCTAGTATGTTCGCGCACTTTATGAGTCTTAGCGGAGTGCGTGGATTTGAGCAATATGATCCTTCATTCTCTGGTAATCAACAGCCTGCGCCACTCGGATTACCAACTAATAATTTACAATCTGAGTCGCAACCTGGGCAATCCGGGCAATCTACTCAGCCTCCTGCGCAAATTCCTGCTAATAATGCGCAGCCTATCGCCTAAGAGAAAATAAAAATGAATCTCGATAAACTTATCCCAAATGCAGAATTTTCAACAGCCGAATTACATGAAATCGCTACGGCATTAACTAAGCCTGCTGTTGTAAAATATTTCAAGAACGAGCAAGCTGTTGCATTAAAAGCAATTGCGAATGGATTGCCTAAAGATGGCGAATCGGATACAGGCTACCTTAGACGGCAGGCTGTTGTAGTTGGAGGACTTCAGATTTTTGAAGCACTCTTAGCAATTGAAAAGCCTACTCAGGCAGACTCTTAATCATTTCTCACAACGGAGCTTTTATAATGGCCTTCATGGATTTTTTCTCGCAGCAACCTAAGCAATCTAACAATCAACAACAGCAACAGCAACAGCAACAACCACAAAATAATCAGCAGAATCAACAGCAACAGCAAATCCAACAGAATCAGCCTGGCGGTGGACAGGGCGGCGGTAATGGAGCTACTCTTCCTAATATGGGAAATAATCAGCCCGGCGGTGGCAATCCCCAAAATACCCAAAATCAGTCTCAGCCCAATCCACTGGATTCTTACAGTAAAATGTTCGATAATGTGAACACTGATGGGGATAATGCACCTGCTTTCAGTATCGACCCTAAGATTATGGATCAAGTGGTTGGTAGCCAAGACTTCACTAAAGGGATTAATCCCGAAGTGATGCAGAAAGCAATGACTGGAGATGTTCATAGTCTCTTAGAGATTATTCAACAAGCAGGGCGTAATTCTTATCGTGCAGCTATTGAACATGGCGGTTTGCTGACCGACAAGTTTGTAGGAATTCGTGAAGCTCATAATGCTAAAGGCTTGAGTGGACGGGTTCGTCAGGAGCTGACAAACAATGCTTTGTCATCTACTCCTAATTATCAGCACCCAGTTGTTAAACGGCAACTGACGGAAATTGCAAAACGGTTGCAAGCTCAGAATCCTGACGCTTCGCCACAAGAAATTGCGAATTCTGCTAAGCAGTATTTACAAGAACTTGTCAGTGCAATCAACCCCACGGATAGTAAAGAATCTCAAAATTCTGGCAAACCACAAGAACGTGGGCAGGAATATTGGGATAAATTTTTCACTGAAGATGAACACAGTTAAGGAAATTTAAAATGGCTTTGGCTACTGGCTTATTTAATATTAACACTGGCAACCCTGCTGAACTTAACGTTCGCAGTTTTGCTGGTCAAATTCTGCGGCGCTTTCCTAATGGTTCGGCGCCTATGTTTGCTCTTACGTCCCAGACGGGTCGTTCTAAGGCTAAACAATCTACGCACGGCTATTTCACTAAGGTGATGACCTTCTCTACGTTGACTGTTAATGACGCTGATGGCGGCTTAGCAGCTGATGTTGCGATCACTGTGGTTAGCACTGCTGGTGTTACTGTCGGCATGGTTTATCACAATCCGGCTACGAAAGAAAATATCCGCGTCAGCGGTATTACTTCTTCCACTGTCTTAGCAGTGCAACGCGGTTTCGGTCGTGTTGCAGCAGCTAACTTTGCGCAAGGAGCTACTTGGATTCAGGTCGGTACTGCTTTTGAAGAAGGCTCTAATCGTCCTGCCGCTCGTCGTCTTACTACGGCTTATGTGCCTAACTACACGCAGATTTTCCGCAATGCGTGGGCACTGACTGCTACTGCTAAAGCTTCGATGGCTGAGATGGGCATTAGCAATATTGCTGAGAACCGCAATGATTGCAGTATGTTCCACTCGGTTGATATTGAGTCGGCTATCGTCTGGGGCCAAGCCATGATGGATACTACCGGCAATACGCCAGTTCACGCTACGCAGGGTGTTCTGGATGCGATGGAAGAATATTGCCCGGAGAATACTAACGCCGCTGGCGCTACTACGGATTACGATGAACTCGTTGCTTTGGTTGAGCCTGCATTCGAATATTCTACGAATCTGGGTGATTCTAAGAGTCGCGTAGGCTTCTGCGATAAGGTTGCGCTCAAGGTGCTGAATCAGATTGGCCGTCTGTCTGGCCAGATTCAAATCAGCACTGCCGAAACTTCCTTCGGTATGCGCTTCACTCGCTTTGAATTCTATAAGGGCACGATCAACCTTATCGAACACCCGCTGTTTAACGGTCTGGGCCGTTCTGGTACTATGCTGGTGATGGATATGCCTGCGCTCAAGCTGGCTTATCTGGAGGGTCGTGACACTGTTCCGGAGAACTACGGTGTTGATGGTAAGTCGGCTGATAACGGACAAGATGCAGTGGGCGGTTCGCTGACTACTGAATTGGCTGTTGAGCTTATTAATCCTTACGCCAACTGCTATGTTACTGGCCTGACGGCTGGTGCTGCGTAATACTCCCTCTGGGGAGAGGTGGTCCTGGGGTATGACATAAAACTACCCTATAATTTTAACGCCTAGTAGATTTTAGGCCGCTCCTTTGTGAGATGAATCTACTAGGTCTTTTTCTGAAAGATAAAAATGCCTTCTATTCAAGAAATGCTTAAGCAACGCCAAGAAGCTATTAAGAGCGCACAGGCTGCTGGCGCTGTTCCTGGCAAGGCGACTTCTGAGACTTCTGCTGGCATTGGGCTATCCACCATTGCTGTCGGTTTACAAGGTTCACAAGAATCTGCTGGGTTGCTTTCAGTCGCGCCTGATAATAAAATTGTTGCTGTTATGGATAAAGAGAAAGCGGCTGCTGCTTTAGGCGTTTTTGCTGCTACTCATTTGCGTAAATATACCCGTAAAGGCGGAATTTGGGTTAGGCCGCAAAATGGCTATTATTACGCACAGGATCAACAAGATCTTATTACGCTTCGACACCATGCCTCCGAAGGCAGAGTGGAAGAAATTACCCTTTCTGCTGAAAAATAATCAAAATCCGAGAGAATCATGAACTTCACTGAAGTTGTTGCAGAAGTTGTAGAGACTGTCAAGCGCCCTGATCTTATCAACCGAGTGCGCAGAGAAGTTAATTCTGCTGTTAGTTTTTATTGTTTAGATAATGAATTCTCTCGGGATTTTGAAGAACAAATCATTACTTTAGATCCTAATGAATATACTCAGTCATTCGCAATAGGCGATATGACTCGTTTCCGTAAATTTAAATATATTCGTCGAGGCGGCACAGACAAATACCTTAACATTATCAGCACTGAAGAAATGCTAAAGGGCTGCACTGATAGTGATAAGTATTATATTGCCGGTCTAAATGTCAATATTTCGTTAAAGAAAAAATCTGCGACGTTGGATATTGGTTATTTTATGCATCCTCCGTTGTTAAGTGCTAGTAATGGAACATTTTGGTTATTAGAAGTTACACCATACATGGTAATTGATCGAGCTTGTGCTGCTGTGTTCCGTAGTATCGGCGATGAAAAATCAATGCAAACGCATGCAATTTCTGCGCGAGAGTCGTATTTAGCCGCGCGCAAAGATTTAGGTATTTCCACGCAGTAAAAGGGCCATGATGGGTGATAACTATGACGCGATGAGGAGCATGGAAGCCAGAATGACTGCACTTGAACAACAATTCAACGTCCTCCAAGCTAACGGGCAAGCTCTTCGTGAAACAGTTAATGACAATACTGTGGCGCTAAAAGAATTCATAGACATTGCACAAGGCTTTAAATTTGGATTGAAAGCGCTCAGTCTTTTAGAAACATGCGCAGTGTGGATTACTAAAATCGCAAGTGCGCTCGTAGTTCTTTGGGCAGTTTGGAAATTTATTATTGCTCAAGCCATCGCAAGTTATCGTATTAAATAAAGAAGAAGATAATGTTTCATACTCCTAAATTCGCTAAGCCACGAGGTGGTGGTGGAATAAAAGGATTAGTGCACGAATTGCCAGATCAAGAAATACAAGGAGGCAATGTAGGAGAGCACTATCACTTAGATGAAGAACAACACCAATGGGTTCAGGATGGTATGCAATACGTCCTTGAACCCCTTTGTTCGTCTGAAGCTGACACTATGTACGCAGCTGATGGAGATGTTGTATTCGTTACTAAAGGGATCGAGACTTAAACATGTATCATAAGAACGCAGCATTAGGTGATATTCATAAGGCAGTTAATTGGGTTGTTGCGGATACTGCCGCTCTCGCTGCGCTCGTAATTACAGTGGATGATCTTTATAAATTTGCCTACCAAGTTGACAATGGTACAGTTTATTTATTAACTGATCATGATCCTGCAGTCTGGCAAAAATTAGGGAATGCAGGACAAAATGCAATTGGACTTATCTCAGGCGGGGCTACTTTTTCTCTCGCTGACAATACTTGGACAACTTTAGCATTTACTGCAGAAGAAATTGATGATGACAATATCGCTGATATCAGTAGTAACGCGTCGCGTCTGACAGTTCCTGCTGGTTATAGCAGAGCACGCTTGATATCAAGTGTCATTTTTAATGCGTATAGTGGCGCAACTCCAGGGGCCCGAGGTATTCGCTGTATTAAAAATGGCAATACAACATCTGCTATTGATCAGATTACTTCGATGCAAGCTGTAACATCTACAGGTGTTATGAATACGCTTCCGATCCAAATGATTTCACGTTGGTTTAGTGTAATTCCGGGTGATTATTTAGAGACACAAGTGATACAACTTTCAGGGGCGGCTAAAAATGCTACGCCACTCTTTTTTCAAATAGAATTACGCAGCTTGTGAGACTAAGAAAGATTATCAATGCTTCACGGTAACGCGATTCCTTCTGATGGTATTCACGTAGTGCAATCTTGGGAAGTAACTGATGCAGCTGCTCGTCTTGCTATTGTTCCTGTCGCTGCGGATGTAGGTAAGGTTTGCAGGCAGTTAGACACCAATAAATTTTATATCTTAGAATCTGAATCTCCTGTTACTTGGCAAGAATTAGGTGGCGGTGGATTATTAGAACAAAGTGGGACATTTGTACCTACGCTTTTCGGTTCAACTACTCCAGGAGTACATACATACTCAACGCAGACAGGATTCTGGCGTAGGACAGGCAGCAT